ATAACGTACACGCAATGTATGAATCTGTCCTACCGGGCCGGTAAGAGGTTGAACACCAATAATTTCGTTAGCAATAACGGTAGGCATAACTCTTCGAATAACGGGAAGAATTACACGGTTCAATGTGGCAATATTACCAGCTGAGGTTGTTCCAGCGGAAGCACTCTCAATAAGATGCTTTCGTGTGTTCTCAAGTGTAGTTGCCATTACGCTTTTCTTAATACCTTGCAAGCCTTCAAGAAGTGCTCCTTTGGTATCCTGCCAGCGACTTTCTAACAATTCTGACATTTAATTTCTCCTTAATTAAGTCCTGCAAGTCTGCGAATGTCGATGACATTATCCCTTGCACCTGTTTGTTGTGTTTCGTCTTTTACTTTCTTGTTGCCTGTTATTTCTTTGCCTTCTGTTAACGTTGCCTTTTTAGTTTTTGGTTTTGAGTCTTCATTCAATACAGTCGGTAGGTATTTGTCGAAGGAAGATTTTAGTCGATCAGTTTGAACACTTTCTAACAAGTCCACCATAATAGTCTTTTGTGATTTGTTTAGTGGGTCAACCAATTCGGCGATAATTTCTTTTCGACTTACACTTTCTGTAATTTTCTTCAAATCTTGATTGCGTTTGCTAATCATTTGTGTTGCTTTACTCATCTTTACTCGAGCTTCGTCAAGTTGCTTGTCTTTGAGAGCTACTATCCTCATAAGTTTTGAAGTTTCGCTCTTCTCATTCAAGTAACTATTCATATACTCAGTTGAGAAAGCTTCAAACAATCTGCGTCCAAAATCATTTTTGCGTGCCGTTTCAATATCTTCGCGAAGTTGTCCAATTTCTTTTGACAGAACTCGTTCAACCATTGTAGATACTTTAGATGCGCTTTTCTTTACGAAGTTAGCTTTCAGCTTGCCATATTGTGTTTTGGCTTCACGTACCAATCTAACTTTTGTCTCCGCCAAGTCTTTCTTATCAACTTGGAACTCTGTAATTTCTTTTGCTAGTGAGTCAACAACAAATTCTTCCAGCATACGGAACTTTTTTGCCATTTCCCTTTGATCTGAGTGTAGTTCAGTAACCTCCTGCTTCAACATCTCATTTACAAAGGATTTAAGTACAGTGCCTTGTGAGTGAAGTCCTTTGACATACTTTGCTTTAGCATCAATAAGTTGTCGCCTATCTTCTGCTAGCTCTGCCATTTCTTCTTCTAGTCGCTCATTAACCATGTTGTCAATAGCTTCTACCATCACAGTTTTATCATGCTCGTACTTTTGGGCAAATTCTTCTCGAAGCATAGCGGTTACTTCCTGTCGGTTTTCTTTAACCTTTGCGTTCCATGCCTCTTCAATTTCTTGCTTGACACTTTCAGAAACTACATCGTTTTCTAATAGTGTTTTTAGAGCTTCCAACATTCTTGTATCTCCTGTTATTGGAGTCTGCTGATTATATTAACCAGCGATTCTTTTAAGTGTTTTTGTGCCTTTTTATCTTTTGCTATTTCTAGTGCCTTGTAACCGCCTTTATTATTCATCAAATGTTCGTATATTGGTGTTGGGTATGCTCCAGGTGCGGAAGGTTGAGCTACGACATCAACTGTGATAATTTCAAAATCACTTACATTACCACTGCCGTCTTCTGATACGTTTCCTGAGCCTCTTGAGCTTACGCCTAGCTTTACACCATTTTCTAACATTGTTCGAACTAATCCTCCCATTGGGGTAGGTAGAATTTTTAGTTTGCCGTAGCCATTTGGACCATCCATCCACACCTCTGTAATCATGTGGGATACACGGTCCAAATTGACTGTAAGGCCATCCGGATGATCAACTTCACCGAGAACACTGTAACCTCCTGCAATCTGTTCGCTAAGGGTTTTAACAGCCCTACCAATTTCGTTTACAGGATACACTCGCTGATTAGCGTTACGGACTCCGCCTTGTATACAAATTCCCTTCATATACAAGTCTTTGCCCTCATTGGCACCCTCAACGACAACTCTTGCCTGATCGAAAGTTAGGTGTTCACGTAGTAAATTCATCCTTTAGTCCTATTCCTTATTTGGCTCTTTTTGGTGCGCCATTGAGTGGGCTTTGCTTATTCACTCCACCATCTTCACTTGACATAGAACCTTTCTTCTCTGCTCCGTGTCCTTTTGGATTGTTCTTATAGAAGCTCTTGGCTGCACTAGCTCCTGGAACATTTACATTACCAGTATTCATATCCTTTGGGGATTGTGACAAATGTCCATTACCTTGAACTTGTCCGCCTTTTCCAATTGTGTTGGTTTCTTTTGAAGTTCCAGCATTTAGGATGTTAGCAGTTGTCCCGCCCATGTCGTTTTTACCAGCTACTGGGGATTTGGTATAAGCACCGTCGTCACCTAGCTTGCCAGTATACTGATGATAATGTTCTCCGCCAATTTTATTCACGTATTCGCGCATTTGCTGAGCAGCCGACTTTGGCTCATTGCTCACCTGCTCATATTGAAAATTTTCTTCAGGCATCTCCTCGTCGTCCATGTCGCCTACAGGCTCTTCCATGTC